ACACCCTTATTCTTATGAAGAATATAGACCCTGCGGAAGATTTAGCAGAAACTCTTGGATATGAATACATTAGCTCTAAACTAAAAGTGGAAAAACGACAAGAAAAGTTTAATGAGTTTGTGTATGGTGGTAATTTAATCACAGTTGGAACATATTCATTGCTGTCAACTGGTATTGATATTGTTCATATTAATAATCTAATACTTGCTCCTACACCAGGTAAAAGTATGATTAAAACAATTCAGTCGATTGGTAGGGGTTTAAGAAGAAAGGGTGGTCAAAAAGAGCACGTAACCGTTATTGACCTTACTTCTAATCTAAAGTTTGATAAGAAACACATCAAAGAAAGAAAAGAGTTTTATCGTGAAGCAAAGTATCCATTTGAATCTGATAAAATCAGTATGGAAGATTTCGCTCCAGAACCAAAGAAATAATTAAGGGTGTGTAAAATGCTCTTGGATGATGGAATCTCCATCTCCTAACTCAAAATACTCTTCATTTTCCTCTGGGTTAATGTTCTGAGCTATAATCTCGTCCATTCTCTCCATGCAAGCATTAGTTCCATGCACCTGACTTGAAGCTAATGAATTAACTTCGTCCATCAATTCCTCTATACTATTACACTTATCTATATCATCAAAACTATCTAAAGCCATATTATCTCCTTATTTCTCCATATTATAGTGGGTTTAACCTTTGATTAATATTAAATGTGTTATAATCACCGAAATAAGGATTTAGTATGACAATAAAAAGCGATTTAAAATATTCTCGCCCAGACTTCGATTATGATTCAAATATTGTATCTTGGTTTAAGCATTCATCAACAAAATTATTAACACTAAGTTCATTAGGTGTTTTTTGGGATTTTAGGAATGAGAAATCTGACCCAAAGAATGAAAAGCATATTGACGAAATACTTGAAATATTTACTATCGAAATAGAACAGTTATTTGTATGTAGAAATGGGTGTTATTTGGAACATAAAGATTATAAGGAGAAATTTTGGGTTGCTAATAAGTATTATGCTTGGCGGTTGGAGAATACTGTCGAGCGAGGAAATTACCATTTAACTGTAAGGCAAATATCCAAACTCAACAAGATTTTAATGTTTGTGGAAAGACGAGACGGTATTTTATCTATTTAAAAATGGAACAAAATGTTATACCTCTATAAATAAAGGTATATAAGAGGTTTTTTGCTAAGACTTCAATTCTCACCGACGCTTGTTGGGGTCTTTGAAATTTTAGCAAAATTTAAGCGTCGGAACTACTCTTATAAATTATTATAGGAGTCTCTTATGACTACAATAGAAAATAAAGTAACCCTTTATATAGCAACCCACAACATTACAGGTAAAAAATATTTTGGAAAAACAACAAAATATTTTACAGAAAAAACACTGCAAGAGAATTACCATGGTTCTGGAGTATATTGGAGAAATCATTTGAGGAAACATGGAGATGATGTAACCATGAAAATTTATGGAATATTTAGCACAAATATCAATGATATTAATTATGTCGAACCAATAGCATTAAAATTCAGCGAAGAAAATAATATAGTCAAAGATTATGATATATGGGCAAACCAAATTGTCGAAAATGGTTTGGATGGTGTTATTGCTGGGACGAAAATGAGTGATGATCAAAAGCTAAAAATATCCAATAGAATGCAGAATAAAGTATGTGTGAAGGACGACAATGGAGATTGCTTCCAAATAGACCAAAAAGACTTTGATAATGGAAACTTTATAGGTGTAAATAAAGGGATTATATTAACTGATAATCATAAAGCACTGATAAATCCAACTGGAAGAATTCATTTGGAAGAAACTAAAAAAAAGATTGGATTAGCTCACAAGAATAAAATAGTATCAGATGAAACTAAACAAAAACTAAGTGAAAGGGCTATTGGAGATGAATGGAAAGAAAAGCAATCATCTTCAGCAAAGAATAGAAAACAAGTAACATGCCCTCATTGTAATAAGATCGGTCATCCTGGAAATATGAAAAGGTGGCATTTTGGTAATTGTAAGCTCAAATAAGTATAAATAAAAGTGTATTCCAAATACAAGGAGAATAACTTAATGACAAATAGATTTGACAAGATTTACAGCCTAGATACGAATATCATCCTTGATGACGCTAGAAACTTTATGATATTATCAGATGAGGGTCATAACCTTATCGTTTTACCAGAAACAGTCTTAGATGAAATTGATTCTAAGAAAAGTGGTTTTGATGAAATAAATTTCCAAGCAAGAGAGTTTGGTAGATTGTTATATGATGCAGAAATTGTAGACAAAACAACTATTGAAATAAACGGGCAGACAATTACTGTAATTGAAACGACTGTGGAAGATACTATCATTCATATTATTTCTAAGGAAAAGTATAATGCTGATTCAGATAATACTAGTTCAAGTATTAGAAATGATAGAAAGATTTTAGAGATTACTAAACAAGTTATGGAAAATGGATATGAGAATATCAAGTTCATTTCATTAGATGTTATGGCGAGAACACGAGCAATTAGTTTAGGTATAGAAACCGAAGCGATGAACCTTGGTGTAAAAGATACAGAACTTGAATTCGTCAAACACATGGATATCAGTGAATTAGATGTCGAGTTAGTTAATGGTATGGATATTTCGTTATTAAATCCAGAACACCAACCAAATAATTACAACTATGTTTTTGAAGTTGCAGGTGGTAGAAAACACTTAGTTGCTATTCAATACGGAAAAGTTGTATTTTTAGAAGAAGCTGAGTTAAGAAAGCAAAATGTTAATCCAATGAATACAGAACAATTATTCTTTAGTAATGCGTTATTAGACCCTTACTATAACATTATTGCAGTTGAAGCAAAAGCTGGATCAGGAAAAACTTTACTTGCAATTAGTGCTTCTATGGAACTAATCAAAAGAAAAGAATTTCAGAGAATAGTTTATATTAGAAACTCAGTTGAATCACTTGCAAAAGGTGAAGAAGTTGGTTATTTGTCAGGTAATGACGAGAAATTTGAGATATATAACTTCCCTTTATTTGATACACTTTCATATATAGCAGCAAAAATGCTAAATAATTCTAAAGAGAATAAACCTGGTAAAGGCGAGTTCATTACGGAAGAAAGAATATCAGAAAAAACAGAAGAATTGGTAGAAAAATACCAAATTGAAACAATGTGGACAGGTAGTATGCGTGGAAGAACTTTGTCGAATGCTATTGTAATCGTGGATGAAGCCCAAAATATGGCTAACAGCACAATGCAATTAGTAATGTCAAGAGTAGATGCTTCTTGTAAGATTGTTGTTCTTGGTTCTAATAGACAAATAGATAACCAATATATAACAAAACATACAAATGGTTTAACAACCCTATTAAATGCTACAAAAGACGAACATGAAGAGGTTAATTTGTTTGGAATAGAGCTGCATAAAGTTCTGAGAGGTCCAGTAACACAGTTTGCTGAGAGAATATTTAGTAAGTAATTCTTTTTAGAGGCTCTGCCTCTAGCCCATTCTACAGACCCACAAAATTAGTTGGGTCTGGTTCCAAATAAATTAGAATAGAATATTTGACCCATCTTTCATAGGTGAATTGATATACTTGAAAATATGAACGATAACATCCACAGTCCAACCATTCCCCAACATTTTATACCTATTAGTTTTAGCAACAGAACTTGTGTAGTCTTTAGGCACTGTTTGAAGCCTCTCACACTCATTTGGAGTCAACATACGATGCAATGACCTATCGTCGTCTAAATAGCCCTCAGCGGTGCTCACAGTCGGTCTTCCACTACCACGAATACCTTTCCAGTAAGTAGCAGTTAAAGTATTGAATATCTTTTTCTTTTTGAAGTATCTTTGAACATTACATGAAGTTGGAAATCCCTCACCGTCTATGTAATCATTAATATCATATTCTTCTTGTTCTAATTCTTCAACACCGAAGTTACACCAAAATAATCTTCTTCTGCCTTGTGGAACTATTTTAGCACTTGATATTTCAAAGGCTTCAACACCGATAGCTTCATTTAGCACAAGCTTCCACTTTTCAGTCATGATAACATTTTCAAGTAAGAACTTGATATTTGGATTAACTTCTCGTAACTCTGTTAATATTCTCATATATTCCCAGAAAAGATAAGACTGACCTTCAAACTCAAACTTTTCTTCTCGAAGTTTCATATACTGTTCTAATGTAGTAATATCAATATCACATTTAGTCATTGCTCCATTCATCTTTCCAGCAAATGAAAAACCTTGACAAGGAGAACCACCAATTAATAGGTCGATTTTTGGTAGAGTGCTTGTATCTAATTCTGTAACACTTCCAAGGTGGTGTGTATCTGGGTAATTGGTCTTTGTAACCGTTATAGCTGGTTTATCAATCTCACAAGCATAATAATTGTCAACCTTTATACCAACTTTATCAAGGGCAAGATGACCGCAACTCATCCCATCAAATAAACTTAATACATTCAAAACAATAAATCCGCATCTTGAACTTCTATATTACTTGCTATCATATTCTTGAAAATATGAGCAATAACATCAACAGTCCAACCATCACCAAGAATACAAGCTGCATCATTTTGCGATAAACTGTCTGTGTATCCTTCTGGAACTGTTTGACAGAATTCTCTTTCTCGGTTATTCATATATCTTAAATCGGAATACAGACTTAAATCCATTCCAACTATCAGCTTATCTATTTCTAAAGCTGATTTACCCTTGAAGTGAATATCAAAGTGTTCTCTAATATTATCGCAGTGCTCTTTGTCCTTGAAAATCAAGGTAGTAAACCCTTTGTTCCAATATCTATGAAGCATTTTAATCGGAGTGGCAAGAGGTCTTGAATCACTCTCTAGTAATGTTCTTGCTTTTTTTCTATCAGAGTAACCATTCTCTAAAATATCATTTAGTTCTAAACCTTTATCTACTGGCATAGCACCAAATGGAATATTAGTCCAATACAGTCTATATCTTAAATGTGGAGCAACTAATTCAGAGTTGATTATGATTGGTTCTACTCCAAGCTCTTTACTGATAAGGTCTTGGTGTTCTGGTTTCATTCTTACATTTTCCAAGAAGAAATACTTTGGTTTAATCTCTTTTAAGATGCGAACATACTCATAGAATAATCCAGATTTAGTTCCTTTATCTCCAAGTCGCTCTTTGTTAGCTTGAGAGAAATCTTGACAAGGAGAACCACCAATCAAAATATCAATTTTAGGTAGGTTCTCTCCTTTGATTTCAAGAACATTTCCAAGACGATATTCTTTGTCTTGTGGGTAATTTAGATTGGCAACTGCGATAGCATATTCTTTTATCTCACTCGAATAATATCTATCAACCGTTATCCCTGCTTTCTCTAAAGCTATCCTACCACAACTCATTCCATCAAATAAACTTAGTACTGTCATAATTTCTCCGTATTCATTTTATACAATATATTTTACAAAAAATAATTGTAAAATAAGCTGAAAAAGGTATTATAATGAGTAAAGCACGATATTATCTATACAGAAACCTCCACAAAAATATGTTCTCTATCAAATATAAACAAAAAGTAATTGATAGAAATAATTTTCAAGTAATGAAAGATATTGTTTTTGTTATTAGTAAAAAAGGTCAAGACAGAGTTAGGTTGGAGAAAAGAAAGAATGTTCATTCGA